CCAGCCCACTGCACGGGGAACCCGCAATCTATGGGAAGATACGCGCCGTGGGTAAATATCTTGGTTTCAATACCCAGGCCTACTTCGTCACCGACCTCCACGCCCCGGGCAATATTTACCTGGCTATTCCAGCCCATGTGAAACCAGCATCCAGCTTCCAGGAAGGCCACTTCATCGAAGCATGACCCGCCGCCTATCAACGCGCCATGGTCGAGATACGATTCAGTTCCCAGGACGACGCGCTGGCCTTCTATACGAGCTCCGGACCGGATAATCGACCGGTCACCGATAAACCCCTCTCGGACGTTTATATGAACGCCTTGCTCTATTGTGACGTCTTTCCCAAATTCAAACATTCTTTAATCTCTCCCAGCAATTTATCGTGCCCTTCCGGATTAAGGTGACAAATATCATCTACGTAAGGCTTATAACCGTCGGTCCATATATTCAGAAATGGCACGTTCCACGTGAGCTCGTAAAGGCAATCAGATTCATAACCGTATATCCCCTTCTATCAGCATCGCGCCCGTCATTCGATAGGGCACAATCCAAAGCGGCTTGAAAGTTTCCAATAGCTCCGCATGCGTCCAATCGTGTAGATGCCGGCCATATTCATTCTCTGCCCATTCCTCTTCAAGCTGGTCATATCCATAAGACCAAGACCGGTCTATCTTCATCGGCAGCGCTACCCATATAAAACAGCACTTGATTTTTAGCCCCTCGACAACCGCGATCGCTTCCTCTTTCGTAAGATGCTCGAGGACGTCGCCCATGATCATTACGTCGTACGGTTTAATATCGTCGTAGACCTCGCGTATATCCCGCACCATTATGTCGTCGTATATTTCCTTGAGGCCATGACGCTCAATATACTCCGGAAAGACCTCGACGGCATCAACGACCGCGAACGGCACTGCGGCCGTTCTTAAAATCTTCCCGTAGTGTCCGGCGCCGCAACCAATATCAAGAAACTTCTCGTAGCCCTGCGGCGTAGCGAAGTTCTCAATCCAATCTTTGAAAAATCCTTTTCCCTCTCCTGAACTGAAAGCCATAACAATCTCCTATCGTTTAATCAGACACGTCGGATGAAATACCGCCGTCCATTGTCCATTTTCTTCTTTTAGCCGGAAGTATGGTATCGCATGGCCAAAGTATAGCGCCCGCTGCGCGTTCGTTTCCTCATCGTCGGGCGGCTTCCCGTTCTCAAACCTTGCAACAAAGCCGCCGAGATCTCCATCCCAGCCCACAACCTCCGCATCCAGGCCATCGCCCGGTATGTGATATTCTTCTGCTTCGCCCTTGATCTGCGCCATAACTTCATAATGGTACGCCCTAACCTTGTCGCCAATATGTATGACGTGAACGCTCTTGAGGGCTTTAGCTAACTGTTCCTCCATTTTGGGAATGAGGCCTTTATCAAGCGATTCTTTCCGGATAAATTCAGGAACGATCTCTTCCCAAAGACGGTATTCCCTTCTCACCCACCACTCGAGGCATAAAGATTCCCACTCTGTAAAGGTAAGATGCTTCTCGTAATTATGCGATACAGTGCCAGCGCCATGATGAAGCAGATAAGCCTCAGCCTCGGACGGTCCCACAAACTGATACTTCGTCGGCTGGGCTCCGAGCGCTCGATAGTCCGGCATTTCAACCTCACCGCCTGGCACCCGCGCACATTCATACTGATTACTAAGACGGTAATAGAGCCAGCTACCGGTATCGTGTCCGTAGGCCGGCACTTGCTCATTAACTCCGCCAGGTATATCAAGACCATTGTTGAAGCCTCGAAACTCGCTGAATGGGCCGAGTATGCCGTCCTCGATCAAGGATTTCCAATGCTCCTGATTAAACCGGCCTTTATAGCCAGCGCCTTTGACAAAGATGCTCTCTTTGTTGTTCTTCACTTCTGCTTCGATCATCCGGAGTATCCGCATATTCAAAAGCGTCCAGCTCGGGTTAATATAGTTCCGGTGCGGCCAGTACCAGCCAACCATGGCAGTGGCTTCGTCCTGGATGAATGACGCATACCAATCAAGCCAGCCGTCACGAACCGGCGTAACATCTGATTCAGTAGAAAACATGTAAGGGGTTTCGACAAACGGGATTGCATAATCGATGCCGGACGCATGGCTCGTATAAAAACGGCCATCCGATACTTGCTTGCCCTGGGGAATTACTCTCACGCCCTCCCCCAGCGCCGTTTCGGTTATGGCCTTAATAGACTCGCCGCGGCCATGAACGCAGTTGTCCACGATAAGAATGTCGGCCTCCCTGTCATTTTTGAAGGCCTTGAAGGCAGCGACGCACGTCTGTATCCAAACAGGCGTGTGGCAATATGGGATTACGATTGAACAGAATTTAGTCATACACTCCCCATTCCTTCCATTTATCCATAATGAAATCCGGCCAGGGGTAGTCTATCTTGATCGCACTTCCCATGTTCACCGGACTTGAAAACCATTTAGGCGCCTGTTTCCGAGGATTGAAGGGCTTTGTTTCCTCGAACTCGTCGCCGTCGCTTCTCCAAAAGTTAAAGGCCTTCGGGCCAAACATTCTATGCAAGTGGATATTGCAAATCCCTTCTACGCAGAATACGGGGTTACAATCCGTCGCCGGCACGTTATGGAAATGGCCAGCATGGACATCAGGATATCGCAGCCGGATAGCAGCCCTCCAAAATTTATAGTGAGGGTCGGCCCACATTCGGCCGCCAAACTCGATCAAGTGGCCCCTGTAGCCGTCCATATATTCGGGCGTTATGAACCGGTCCGACGCATAAAAGATACCATTATAGCCCGTCAGATCGGCCGCCATGACCTTCTCGAACAAAAGCGGCGTGAAGATATCGTCGGCGTCTACCTGGATTATCCAATCCGGATTAAAGAGCGCTTCGCAACGCTCGATAGCCTTGTTTCGATAGACCGGCTCGTTATAGTCGAGGCTGAACCGCGGAAGAGAGTTAATCTCGTCCTCGATCGCCAGCGGCACCTTGCCGCCCACCACGCCCTTGACAACATCGATCGTGTTATCCTTGCATCCCTGGTCCTGAATATAGATACCCTGGACGTAAGGCAGCAAGCTCAAGAGCGCCATATCGACGTAGTATGCCTCGAGGCCCAGGTCAGATTTTAAGCACATGACAACGGCTATCTTCATAGAATTTTCCCACAAAAAGCTATCGCCAATACAGCCATCACCGCGAAGACAATTAATACAAGGTCAGCAGTATTAACGTTCTTCATTTCTCTAACCACCATACCCTTTCTCGGACGGTCATAGCCTTGTCGGGGTTCTTCATCAGCTTGTCGAACACGGCCTTGATCACGTTCCTTCCGTCGTCGCAGTTGAAATCAAAGTCATGGCCGGCTATAATCCCGCCGTACTTCACTCGAGGCAGCCAGGCCGCAATATCAGCGCAGACTTCTTTGTACCGGTGCCCACCATCGAAATAAATGAAATCAACCGGTGCCGTAAAGGTTTTTGCAATCTCCGCGCTGTCACCCTCGATATGCCTTACGTGCCCGCCCACGTTGAGCTTCTGCATCCACTTCTTTGCGTTATCCGCGGTCCAGGGCCCGTATATGTCGTATTTTTCGTGCTGTGAGTAATTGTCGATCGTGTGTAAGACAGAGCCCTTGCCGGCGATTGCGTCAGCCAATACAGCCGTCACGCGGCCCGCGCCTGTACCGATCTCCACAAGCGTACTGCCTGGCAGTAGCTTCGAGGCCAGCTCGAAAAGGACGTAACACTCAATCTTGGTCGTCGTGCTCGGGATTTCAAATATATTGTCCTGCATGTTTATCCTCCTATCATTTCTTGCACCGCGTTCGCCACGCGGGCCGGCGTTAAAAGTTTCATACACTTCGAGCCGTGCTCCGGCCTATCCATGCACGGGTGCATATCCCAGCACGGCACACAAGAGAGCTCGCCTTGCGGGTATAGTGTCCGGACCGTCGTGTAATATGATATGCGCGTCCTCGGGTTAATGTTTCCGAAGAGCGCCAGCGTTTTCTTTCCCAGGGCCGCGGCAATATGCAGCGTACCGGTATCAGGCGTCACTATGACGTCGGCCATGCGGCATAGGTCTATCATTTCTTCCGTGTTCGTCTTGTTAAGCAGATTCATTAAGCCTGGCATTTGAAGTTGCAATAGGTCCTTATTCCATGGCTGGACCGCACCGATCAGGACCACGCCCAGGCCGGTTGCCTTGATGAGCTTCTTGCATAACGGCTCAACATGCTTCGGCGTGATGGTCCTTGAGGCCGCGCCGATCGCGCCGTTGACCAGGATAAAGCCCTTTTTATAGTTCAGCTTTGCAGCGAGCGCCGTTGGTGGCCCCGCAGTGGCGGGAATCTTGAAGCTCTTTCGTGCAGGGAATACGCCCAACAGCTTATCGAACGCATCCGACCGGTCCTCCGTGGTATATGTAGCCCAATCCGATTTACAGAGATTTCCCATTTCTTTAGGCTCTACCGTAAACCGCAAATCCCTTACCAGCTCATACGTGTACCGGCCAATGTCCTCAATGGAGATCACCTGTCCGATGTCCAGGGCCTTTACAAAAGGCACATTCTCCGGCAGCGTCGCTATGGTAAGCTGCTCGCCGCGCTTTATCAGCTCGCGCAATCCCGAGGACAGCATGATCAAATCACCATGACCGCCCATCCGGATAACCAGGGTGCCTTTCATCTTCTTTTTTCGCTTCACGTCTTTGATCTCGTAGATCTTAGATACTACCTTCTCGCCATGTATCTCCATTTTCTCCGCGCACGGCAGACACATGATCTTGTTAATCCCTTTCGGGCATGCAAAAAACTCCCTCGCTGCCTTCGTCGGCAACCTCAATTCCTCTCCTAAAGAATTTATAAGGGAAATCGTCACTGCTGCTGTACCTCCTTCTCGTTAGTTGTTTTTCCTGTCCTGATATACGTTTCCATTTTGTCTAAGATATCGAGCTGTTTCGGTGAATACACCGTACCGCTTTGTTCCTGGCCCTTACGCCACTCATCGGCTTCGTCCGGATTCAGATAGCCGCGGATAAAGGCGTCATGTGTGGAGTCTCTGTCTATGCCCCCGCTTGCATCGCCCCCTGCCTTTGCTTTAGATTTAAGCCAGGCTTTTGTTTCCGGCGTATAACTGTCTTTAAATTCATCCCACAGATTCTTGAACGTAGGGTCTTTTTTCATGCCATGTAATAAGTCGCCTCTGATTGCCTCTTTGAGCTTGTCCTTATCGCTCATCAATTCGTCACTGTAAATTTCTAAAGCAACCTTGCCTTTAGCCGGATGCCCGTATCCAGGCGTACCCTCTTCCTCTTTTGGCCAATATTCTAAACCACCGGGTCCATCGAACCCTTCGGCAGCCATCGAATCTTTAGCTGCCTTCACGCGGTCTTTGTCAGCAAAGATCACAACCGTGCTATCGGTACTATGAATGTTAGCTAATCCTGGGTTTTCTTTTAATACTTCTTTCAATGCTTCGTCAGGGTCAGCCTGTGCCATCTCTATCCCTTCGTTCGCCTAAAATGGTGTGCGTGTCTTGCTATGTGTTTATCCAGCCCCTCGTATGCATCATCTTCACCCGTTGCCGGCGGGCTTACTGCTGCTGGTCTGATGCTGGGTTGGGGCTCACTTGGCTGCTGGTCTGATGCTGGGTTGGGGCTCACTTGGCTGCTGGACTTTTTTTTTCCGTCATCCTCGCCTCCCAGCGGTTTCTCTGCCTCTTTGATTAATCTATCCGCTGCCGCTACGACGGCCGGATTATTCATAAGTGCTGTAGCCGCTTCCATGGCTTTCAAGAAGCCCTCGATGCGCTTCACCTGTCCGTCGATCTGCAGCTTGAAAGCCTTTGCCTGTTCGTTCTGTACCTTCCCTTGTTCAAGTGCCATCTTGAGATGTATCATGGCATCCTGCATCTGCTTCATGGCAGCTTGCTCCTGGGCAGCCTTTTCTTTCTGTGCCTTGAGCTTTTCCTTCTCTTCGTCGGTCATTTCATCTTCCGGAGCATGCTGCTTATTAATCTCTCGGATACGGGATACCATTTCGTCCTTGTCCTCGAAGTCGTCCATGCAATCCACAACCAGGTCAAGCAGCTTGAGTGCAACTTCCGGCATGGACTTCGAGAGGCCGCCAACCAGATCGCTCAACTTCTCCATCATGGAAATGCGTAGGCTCTCGCGGTAGTCCTGCTTGCCGACGTAGAAATCAGCCTTGGATTCCGTGATGCTGTTTTCGATCTCACCCTTTTGGGCGTTCCATTTATTGATTTCTATAAACTCATCCTTGCTCGTATCGCCGGTTACGCGGATTTCGTCAGCCTGGTCCTTGAATTGCTCTACCAGGGCGTTAAGGACCTCGCCTTGAAGCTGGAAGGCATAGTAGTAATTGTCAAACACGACGCCGGACGTCGTAAGACCGTGCGTTTCCCGCGCCTCGATTGCCTTACCGGATATCGCATTAGTTTCATGCCCCAGTCCCTCTTCGGTCGTGCCGCCGGCTATGTTCTGTATAAAGCGTTCATCGTCGCGGGCCAGCTCAACGTGCTCTTTAGCGAGCTGCTTTTGGTCCACAATCTCAAACTTTTTCCCCGGGTTGACTTCTATCCAGCCATCCGGCCGGTGAATTTCCTCGGATGCCTCGACCTTGTTATTCACCGCATCAGGCTCGGCTATAACTTGCTTCGCCGTTAGCAGGAATAATGACCGGCTGCGCCTCTTGTTGAGATCGTCCTGCGGGTCGCGTATGTCACGAATGACGCCGTAGGGCTGGCCGTCGCGCTGCCGGCGGTAGCAGAAAAAGGGAATAAAGGGAAAGCGATCGTGATTATAAGGCGAGAGAGCATCCTGCAGGAAGGTATTACCTATCCATATCGCATGGCGGACAACCATCTTTGCAACATCAAAGGTCGTGAAGTAGTTGCCCTCGACAAGATACTTGTGGTCGGCCCACTCCGGCCGATAGATAGCGCCATCCAGAGCTCCGTACGGAGTATCCTCGTCGCGCATCTGCATGATTTTTACTTGCTGGGGCATGCGGTACCAGGCCTCGATGAGCTTCACGCGCTGTCTTGCACCATCCCAGGGACCGCCGTAGAAGATTGAGAGGTCGCTCTCAAGGTCAAATTCACTGGCCCAATCCGTGATAACAACGTCGTCCGGAAGATACGGGTACATGCTATTGACAGATTCGGCCTGGACCTTTATCCGGTCACCACGCTCGGGAAACATGCCGATCGCAACGTCCAGGTCAACCCACTTCTCACGGAAGAGAAAGCGCTGATCTCGGCCGTCGGGCTCTCGGCATAGGTGATCAAACCAAACATTACGCCAGGATTCCCGTCGAATGAATATCGGCTCATCCCATTTGATACTGCGGGCTCCGAGCTCTATCCAGCCGAGGCCGGCCTTCACAGAATCCTCAAACGCCAGCGAGCGCATATACTCGCCTTTGTTGACGTCATTGATGTATTTGAACATCTTTGTCTTGATCTTCGCTGATTGTGCGCCCTTCTTCTTTCGGGGCAATACGCGGAAATCAATACGTTGCTTGCGTTCGGTGCCGAGTATCCAGTTTATTGTATTTTTGGTGACGTTGTAGACGAGGGGAGCCTGGTTGCGGTTGATGAGGATATTGAGATCTTCGGGCGTGTATTGGATACCGTCGTAGAAATCCTCGTCGGTAGCCATCTCCGTACGGTTATCTGCCTGGGCTATCCGTGCCTGGCGCCGCCACTGCATGAGCTTACGGAGCCGCTCTTGCGCTTCGTCGCCGTCGAGGGGATGATTCTTCTGATCATCCGGTACGGGTATGCCTTCTATCTCTTTTTGCTTGCGTCGTGACGGGGGGATGCCGCTGCGTGATGTTCTTACATCTTCTAAGCTGCTGGCCATAAAAAACCGCTCCCAATCGTGGCGTATGCCACAAAAAAAGGAAGCGGTAGTGTTCCGGCGGGGAGCTTTCTCGCTGTTCCTATGTATTCAAGCGGGGCTGGCTGCAAACCTATTGGCCCGCGCCACCAGCCCCTATCCTAAAGTGTTCTACTTAATCTTCACGTGTTTTACAGCTCCAGTATAGCCACCCAAATAGAAATCCAAAACGATCTTTCCAGTGAAATGATCTTCTAATGGGATGCTCGTTACACCAGATCGCGTAACAATGTCAAGCGAAATTTTCTCTTTTGGCAAAAGCGAAGCCAGATTGTCAACCATTTCGCGGCCTTCCGGTGTGAGATTTTTAGTCATTCCCCCTCCGTTGGTGCCTCGGGGGGAATCGGCAAGGCCGACATGGGCGGCAGACCGGCGTAGCTCGCACTTATGTCGATACCGTTGGTCCCATTGCTCCCTACACGATTTCGACCCCCCTCCGGCATGATCATTATGCTTCCCCCTCCGTTTCGCTGTGCTCCGTAAGCAATTCAGTATCCGTAATCCGTACCGGTGCGCTGCCGATCTTCGTTGTGCCCTCGTACAGATCGACCTCGCCGGCAATCTGGCCAGGCGGTTCAATGTATGGCGGCATGTTCTTTAACTCATCGAGGCCGTCCTGGATGAAAAGCAAGAGCTGGGCGCATGTCTGTTCGTTGACTGGTATCTCAAAGATTTGCAGGGCGACGCACAGGTTAAACATCATGCAGCGCATCATTCCGGCCCTGGGCGCTATTATGGCCAGCGGCACGGCCTTTATGGCTACCTCGATCTCCCACTTCTCCCGCATGATCTTGTCCCACTCGATGGCGTTGCTCTTCGGCGTCAGCCGCATACGGGCTCTAAGATTCATACGGCGCTCATCGATCGCTCGCAGCATGGCGTTGAAATCCTCCGCGTCGGCCGCCATGGCGTCCTCGTTGTCTTTCGGCTCGACGTACTTCCATATCGAATCGGCCGGTATCACAAAGCTCCGGCCCTTCTTGCGTTCGTTGAGTATGACCATGGCCGGCTCGTAGGTCACCGGCTCACTGTCGGACCTGGCTATGTGATGATATTCACGTTTGAGCTGGCCAAGCTGGAAGTAGTGGATGCTCATGGCTTGACCTCCTGTGGCCCACTGATACGCGCTTCACGCTCCCGAATGTATCGCAGGGCCGTTTGATGCCGGTCCTCGCCGTCAAATTTATGCTGAACTGCATAGAGCAATTCCCCATACTGCTTGGAGAGCTTGTGCCAACAGCTACAGCCGGCAAGGCCGATATGCTCATGGCAGGCGGGGCAGTACGCTTTCGTGTTTGGGATCAGACCCACCATGGCCTCTATGTGCGTCACCCTGGCATGGAGCTCCACATTTTGGCTCTCGAGCTGCGTAATCCTCTCCGCGTGTGCCGCGGTCTTGCTGTTGTCAAAGTCGCGCCGCGTCTTAAATAACTCAACGGCGTCCTTGATCTTGCTTCTCAACTCAAGTATCATCGGGTCGTATAGGTGATTCAGCCGTTCCTCATGCTCGCCCAAGCGGCGCTTGAAGTTTTCGCGGTCTATCTCGCGCTGCCGGATGGCGGTAGCCGTTAGGCAGATAGCTGGCCCCTCTTCGTGAACTTCCTCGCCGCGTTCTCTTTGGCACAAGAAACACGAGCATTTCGGCTCGTCCGGACGCAGGTAAGGCCCGATCGAGTCGCCAGGGTCCGGCGCCCAATCGGTAGCCCATACGTCCCACCGAGCAAGCGCCTCAAGCACTATACTGCTACCATTTTCAAGAACCTTTCGTGAGGGGTCCGTATTCACCAAGCACCACGCCACGCCCTCCCGCCGGTACTTCCCGCCCACTCTCGTTAGTTCTCTTGCGTCGATGATGTTCATGGTATCACCTCGCCATCCTTCGTGACCTGGACCATACGGGAAAATTGCGCCCCATTGATTTCATCGTACGGCGGGGCACACTTCTTACAGTAGAAATACTCGTCGCGGCATCTTACCTTTACAACTTTAGCACACGACCGTCGAAGCAGCGCCTTACAGCCATGACAACTTACCAGGGTACCATTGTGGGATCTTAGCATGGCTATTTCTCGATCAAGAGAGTCCAGCCTTTCCCTCACCTTTCGTCTAAACCTAAATATGCTCATCGTGAACCTCCTTTACGTGAATAAATAGATATTATGTTACATTTTGACCATTATTGGAAAAATGTTACATTTGACCACGCTATGAACTCATTTTGCCGGCTACAGTTTCTTCTCAACGGCATCTACGGCTTCTTTCGCGGCAGCCTCCGCGCCGGCAACTGCGCCAGTGATCGGCGCAATACCCGCGTTTACGGCAGATTTATAGGCGGCCGGTGCGTTCTTCACTGCCGCCACGGTCTTTGGGTTGTTGCGGTAAATCAACACCGCGATAACTACCAGCACTATCAAAATCAGTGCTCCAATCCCCATCAGTATTAAATCTTTTTCCATTTCAATTACCTCCCTTTGGTTACGTTAAATCAAACTTTACGAATTTCGCTATTTTGACCATTTTCGGTTGTTTTGTTTGTTTCGGGTTTCAACCCCATCTTTACAGTACTCTTGCCGCACGTCACGGCATGGTTACGCTTGAAGTTATCGATCGCCCACTCGAGCGTGCTCTCCGCATGCTTGTCTTTATTCAAGAAGAGCTCGCTGCCACAGGCCTTGCAATACAGATCGCAGTAATTGGAAGTGCTCATTCCATCTCCTTGCCGGTTTCTTTATAGAAACCCCATAGGTAATTAATAAAGTCAGCAAGGTCACGATGGAAGAGGGATTTGCGGGCACAGGCGATTAAGGCGCGATACGTTTCCATCTTCGCCTGGTGCCGGATGTGGTTGTAGGCCTCTGTGGGAATGAGCCACTGCTTGAAGGCCACTTCTTTAACGGGCCCGCTGCCATCTGCCAAAAGCTCCGGCATGGGTGGGATTAAAGTAACTCGCGTCAGCGCTTCCAGCTTTTCACTCATGGGCTACCTCAATGTGTATATATCCAAATAAAGATTATGGTGTAAACGATCAGCCACTCAACCAGGTCTTGAAATTTCATCCGGTCCTCGCCTTAATAATTTGTAACTCCGTATGGTGCCTTCAATACCAGCACCCTCCGCAAGCTGCCGGCGTATCCACTCATCGTGCTCATAGTCGTCGCCGAGCGCGAGCAAATCTCGAATGTGTGCAACAGCGTCGTCAATCTTCATTCTACCTCCCTCTTTCCGATCATGACCAGCCAGGCGTCGCGGATACGGCAAAAGTACGCACTCACGCGCCACTTGAAATCATCCCAGCGTGTCGGCGGCTTATAGACGTCGCCCCAGCGCTCGCCGCCATAGAGCATCATGGCCTTCAAGGCTTCGCTGCGGCGGGCATTGAGCTCGGACTGAATAGACTGAATAGGCGCATAACTGTTTATCAGGCTGATCACGTCGGTAATTCTCTTTTGCCTTACCGCGGGGTCGGTAATGAACGGCTCCGACGAAACCTTGATCTCTACGCCAGGCCACTCCGGTGTGAGCGGCACGTCCCTGGGCGGGAAGAAGGACCTTAACTCTTCGAGCGACACATATTTCACGGGCACAATCACCGGCGTACCGGCCTCGATCGCATCATAGTTCTTCCCCATGTCAAATATCTTGCGCTTGGTCATACCACCTTCTCCGGCATTTCAAACTCGGCGCCGCACTCCTTGAGGGCCTCGAGTAGCGCATAGAGCTTCCGGACCATGTTGATCTTCTGCGTGTAGAGGTTGAGCACCGCAGCGACATACCGAGCTCTCGCCTCATCAATATCCGCTATCCCTCCCCGCGCCGGCCGCTGGACGACCTCCGCGGGCTTGATGGCGTCTGGTGTACGTCGCTTCCCCGCATAGTAACCCTTGCAGCGGCCTCGATGGTTAAGGTCTTTCCCGCATTTGCATAACGGCTTTTCTTCTTTGTCTGTCAATCCCATGGCTTCCTCCTTCTTCTGTGGCTCTCTGTTTACGATCTTTCGCAACTCCTTGAACTCTTCCGGTTCTTCGGGCATAATTTCCTTGCCTTTATGGGAAATCGTGACACCGGTATAAGTAGCCATCCCCACAACCTTATCCTGCTTACAGCTAAGACAGGCGTACGGCCCAGCGCCCTTCGTGAGCACGTCGTCGGGGCCTATTCCCAGCTTCTTGGCACGTTCCTCGACCAACCGGCGCCGCTCGCTACAGCGGTTTTTGAGCATCTTGACCTTGAATATATTGCAAGTGAAATAGTCGTCGCTCACAGGTCCTCCGGCACTTCTTCTTCCCCGTCGGGCATAAGCTCGGCCTCTATCAACGCGAAAGCCTTGTCCCATGTTTCGGCCGCCTTTCCTATGCCCTTTTGGGTATCGGGGCTCATCAGAAAAAGATAGCACTTTGTCATTACTGCGCCGTTCTTGTGCTCTGTAAGGCTAAATTCCAGTGAGTGCATCTGCCCCTTTGCCAATTCTTTCAGTTTGTCTTTGGCTTCTTGAAATCTCATGAGTCCTCCTTGATGGTCGTGTGCTCAAAGATCGGAAGTCCGTTTTTCCTTTTGCCGTAAGAAACAAATATCTCTTCAAACAGACGTATGGCGCCGTCTTTCTCTGCCGCTATTTTCATATAGGCCTTTTCAACTTGCTTACTCCCAGGCAAAAGTGTTGCATCGACCCGTATAAAATTCCCATCGATACACTCATTGGGCACGTCAACGAGCTTTACCCAGCCATCGAAAACCAAAAAGAGTTTCACTGTGCCCTCCATGAACCCTTTGCCTTGTGGGCCCGCCAATTACTGCCTTGCTGCTTTGGCGCCCGTTTCGGCGTGTCTATCCAGCAATAGATCACCGCGTCGCTGTCGTCGGGGCTGCGGCCTATGCGCTTCTTTATGTCCTCTTTCGATTCAACCAGGATGCCACCGGCCGTCATTTTCCACTTGATTGAGCAAAGGTCACTCTTGAGCTTTTGGTCCGGAAAGAGTGCCACCGGCGCCCTGTAATCCGGATGCCGAGGGTCCACGCTCATGCCAAACATGGGGTCAAGAGCCTCTCTAAACCGCCAATGTATCATGGCCCGATAGTTTCTAAACCGCAGCCGGCCGGAGCCTCGATCGGTTTGGTCCTTGCACAGCTCGGTATTGTAGCCCTCGATCGCCACGGTATGAACTTCGTTGCTTTCCAGGTGTCCTACGGTTTCACCGCCAACACCCAGGGCGTCGACATGGACCGGAGCACCATCACGAATGACAGATATCACCAGGCCGGCAGTTACAGCCCCGTTCGGCGTTTCACTCCCTGGGAACTTCTTGAGCTGGTCGAACCATGTATCATAACGCACTGCGACGATCGTATGATCGGCACCGCCCCTGGCAACATCGACGCCGGCCGAGCTCATCCGGCCCTTCTTTCCTTCCGGCGTCCAGCGGGCCATGGCCGCATCTACCCACGAGGTCGGGAATATCTGCCATGCGTCGTCGGTCACACCGGCCAGGAAGTCGCCTTTCAACATCTGTGAGCGCAGCGGCTCCGGCAGCGCTTGGAGCGTAGACATGTAGCCAGTAGCCATCAGGAAGGGATTGTCGGTGATCTTTGAGGGGATGAACGTCCGAGATTTCGGCTGCACCATCACGCCTTCGACCAGTACGGGGTCACCGTTCGGCAGCTCTACGTCCTTGCCGTCGATCGTCGTAAACCATCGGAGCTCACCAAACTTTGCAGGATTGGGATGATTCGGATCCAGCCATGGTGCCCAATATTCGACCACCCAGCGGCCTTCTGTGTCGGTCGGGGGATTGCCGGTACATACGACGCGGCAGCGCTGGCCAGGGCGCGTTGTCCTATTCCATCCAATCAGGAACTTGTATTGTGATTTGAGAAAGTGGGGGATTTCATCGAAACCACAATTTTTATTGACAAACCCCCCAGCCGTGATATAATGATTCGCAGACTTGACCGTAATATCAAATAATTTAACTTTCCCAAAAGGAGAATAAGACAATGAGGCCTCCGCAAAATCAGCCGCAATTCGACGTTTTTCCATCGTATAAGGGTGGATGTACGACTCTTTATGGCGGGTATGTTTGGGAGTTCCAGCCTGGCCATCGCCTACAAAACCGATGGGGATGGGTTGCCCAACACCGCCTCGTAGCAGAAGACATCTTGGATCGACCGCTTCAAAAGGGCGAACACGTACATCACATTGATGGTCTACGAACGAATAATGCTCCTCAAAACCTTGCAGTAATGACGCTAAGTGACCACCGGCGACTCCACTACCAGCACCTTGTAAGACGAAAAGCCCCCATAACTTATGAAATGGTAGTGCAAGCACTTGAGGGAAGATCGCTAAAAGATGCCGCAAGGCTCCTGCATGTCGATACAATGACATTGCGAAACAGATTCCCCGATTTGATAAATGCCCGCAAGAGAAAAACGCCTGTAAAAATCGATGCGGCAATCGTGAAACAGGCCATCTCCATGATGAAAAGCGGGAAATACCTTGCAAAGGAAATATGTTCAATCTTGGGAATAGGGCACGTAACCCTTGTGCGGATAGGAAAAAGAAATTTTGTAAGTCCTCGCTGGAAAAGAAACAGTAAGGTTGGTGAGCTTCGTAAACACTACCGTGGGAAACCCACCCTTCGCTGGTTAATAGCGAGTGGTCAACGCCCTGAATTTGCCGGGCCTGTCCTTCCGGCGAAGAAGCGCATACCAAAACGGCTTTATCAAATCGAGTGCGTGCGCCGACCTGAACAGGGCGAGGACCCTCAAGGGTAGCAACGTAATCACCGGCACGTATAGATTCTATTGGCCTATATTGTCCGTCTGCCATAAGCACCGGCGTACCCTCCACCACACAGAAGTCATGCGGTCGGCCCTGGTAGGAAACTTCGTCGCCGGCGTCTTTACATGAGCCGAACTCGAGTATCTTTCCCTGCCGCTTAAGTATGTGCTTACTGTCATTCCAGCCCTTGTTCGAGCCGAGCATTTCAATTAGCCGCCTGGTCAGGCCCTCGAGCTGCGTAGCTTCACGCCTATAGACGATGCTGGTATGATGATGGGTAAGGCCCATACCCAAAAGAAGGTCAGACTTAGCCCCCCCTGCAGCTCCACCATAATAAACCTCATCGGCCTCGCTTTCATAAGCAAGCGTTTGCTGTCCAGGCAGCGGCGCCCAATCCGGCAGTACTGCATCGACGATCTGCGCTATCTCATTCTTCTGCGCCGGCGTCAGGGCCGAGAGGAACTGCGTCAGCTCCAATATCGATTGTGTTCCCAGGTCCGTTTCCATGCAAGTCCTTTATCTTTTCCAAAATCATAGCCTTAACTTTCGGATTGCTGAACATGATATGAATAAGCCGCGCAACCTTGACGGCGATCTCCATATCGCCCTTGAGTTGCACCGGCTGTGGATTGCCGTCTGCGTCGGGATTGAGCACCAGGCCAGCCTTCTCCTGATACATGCCGCCCATGGTTAGGACAGTCCGGATGTTCTGTGAATTGCCACGTATCGCACTCTTGATTGCAGCGTTGACTACGGGTGCCGTGGCCAGTTTAACCAGCTTTTGAGATTCGCGGGTATAGTGACACATGAAGTCCCTGTTGTGGGATAATTTTCGAAAGGTTTCACGGTTGATCTTTGCCAAACGGCACTGTTCAGTTTTTGTTTTGAACCGATGCTCTGGATTCAAAAGCACTTCCAGGAGCTTTCTCGCTGCACGGGAAGGGGCGTATGGTGTTGGCTTTTGACTATCAGGAACCGGCGTATCTTCAATTATAGCCATAATGTTTCTCACGTCCTGGTTAATCCTCACGCGGCGAATTTGCGTCAAACCCGCTCATAGTGGGCATTTCGAGGATATCCGGCACTTCTGCACCTGGCGCAGCCCAATCCGGCCGGAGTTTTAAGAGCGCTACGAAGTCTTTAACGTCGTGGTCGATCACTTTGTTGCCCTCGAGGGGAATGTGCATCAGTTCATGTAATACCAAAATCGTAAGTTGCTCTGGAGAAAGATAATCGGTATTCGCTCTATACCGAACAATACAATACTTTTCCGGAATGAAATGGGTAATAGGGTGGTCTCCAAAGATGAAACACCTGGCGAGGGCTTTGGGAGTGGTTTCGAGTTCATCGAGGAAGAGGATTTCTTTGACATTGATATACCCCACACGATCAATTCGTTTAATCAGTTTGAGAGCTATATCGTAAAGCTCTTGTGATTCGTTAAAGACAGCCATACACGAAGCCCCTGATTATTGTCAAGCTATTTTCGGTATGCAGTGAATACATATACCCTGCTTCCTGTCAAGAATGTTCTTACCGACGGTCCTGGTGCATTGAGGGCATTGAGTTGTAACGATGCCTGGATTACAGAATACGCACGTTCCGTTTTCAATCAAGCTGGGGGAATAAGGGTTATTGCATTTAAGGCATATCTCTTTTTCGGGCAGCGGTATCTTCATGGTCTTGAGTATGTTGCCGAGGTTTTCCATGGCGGCCTTGTCGCCTTCTTTGGTGCCCTTGTCGTCTTTGTGCTCTTTGAGATACTCTGCTTCGTTATAGGTGCCGTTCTTTATTGAAAGCCTTTTTTCCAGCCACAGCTTTGGCGCTTTAATTTCTTCTTTGGCTTCAAATAATCCCCGTAGGCAATCAATTATGGCCTTCCTATTTGTCCCATCCTTGAAATGACTTTGAACAAACATATCTATTGGCGCTTGCCAGCGCGGCGCTTTTTCTAAAAGCTGTTGTCGTAGTCTCCCATATTGACCAGCAAACCAGCTATCAGTTTCTTGAGAGTTATCAACAGGCCGTTCCTCTCGATCTCCCTTAGCCTTAGATTCAATTAAATTAGATTCAATTAAATTGGACTCGGGTTGTTTCGATTTGGTACTGACCTTATCGTGTGTAGGTCGTGACCTAATCGAGAGTTCTTCACCTTCTTTTGGTGCCGGAAGAGAACGGGCTTCGCGGTCTTTTACGATCTTTTGAAATTCACTAAACTTGCGATACTCTAATATCTTTTCACCATCTACCTCATACAATATTATTAATCCAACGTCGGCCATGTCCCTGAGGTATCGAGGTATGTTTTTAAGAGTAAAGGTATTAAGTCTTGGCACAACTTTACCCTTAATCATGGCCGGTGTTGCAAAAAACCGTCCTTCGCTATCCAAATATGGGATAATCCACGTCCAAAGTAGCCTCGCGGAGTCAGATTTCAGCTCCGAAAGCCGCCTCGATTCTGAAATATTGCGCTTAAGCATCCTACCTGTTGCCATTTCTCACCCCTCCTTTCCACAGCCATCAACCGGTACAGGATGCCGAGATAACAGGCCAACGGTATCTTGGACAATAGGAGTAGTAAGGAAAAAAGTTATTAACGAACAAAGCACAAAAAGATGTGTTTGGGTATTCATTTCCCTTATCCCAATCGATAGCATGCTCAGGTCGAGATAAGAAAATCCCCTCCGTCGAAGTTCTCCGAGCAACTCATCCTCATACTTTTTCCGCAAGGCTGTTTCGGCCTCATGGCAATCTTCACACATTGTAACCAATTCACTATCCGGCGCTTCCCACGGTTCTCCATGATAAGCCAAATGGTGTACGCAAAGGGTTTTAGACTCTCCCCCGCACCGCTGGCATGTCCATTTGTCACGCTCAAATATTTCCAGGCGCTTCTTCTGCCAGCGCGGGTCTTTCAGCTTTTCCGCATAAGTCTTTCCTTCCATAGCAACTACCCCTTCCCCATGGACAAACCCCACCGAAGGGCTGTCTACGGTTTGGGGCCGTAGCAACGATGGGGTAAGTCCATGAGTTTTAGGTTTTAATTGATTGTCGTTTGACACGGCAGCCTCCGTAAAGCTAATGAATCAAAAATCTTTGATCTTGTCAACTTTTATTTTCCATACATAATTAGACTTGCCCCAGCGCTCCTTCACCTGGCGCTCGGTCCTTTCAAGATATCCTGCATTGGTAAGGTTTGTGATCGCCCGCCGTACGGATGTTACCGGCACCTCTGCGTATTCTGCACAATAGAGGCTCCAAACTTCGAAGGGCGTCATGCCTTTAGGGAAGTCGCCCATAATGGCGAGTATCCGCTTCTCCTGCAGCGTGAAGTGGGCCCGCGATTGATCGAGCTGGGCTTCTGTTTCCTCTATAGTATTATAGAAGGTGCCCTGATGGTCCATGTCAAATAGCTTCGGCTGGTCGTTCATAGCATCGTAATCCTTTCCGGACCCCCGATTATATACTCGAGGTCTTTTATCTTGTCCGTGTATTCGAGATCATTCCAGGGCGTCACGCCATCCCGATAAGTCCTGCACCAAATGTTGTAACCTTAACACTTCTTCGTTCGCCCCATCCCTCTCCCCCTTGACGGCGGCCAAGTCCTCCGCGAAGCCTTCTGCACGGCTTATTAGGAGTTTCATAACATGGACGATTAATTCAACAAGGTCATGCCTTTTGTAGTCCCATACTGGCACACACACAGAACATTGCATTTCTCCATCGTCGCCATACAGGCCAGTATGTCCATGACCCAGCCAAAGGATTTTTCGTATCTCTATTTCCCTTATCTTGACGGCGGCGAGTTCGGCCTCAGCTTTCTCGGCACGACCCCTATAATACATATAGCAATTACAAGGTTTCCCTGTAATCATCAGGTCAAGGGAATCGCAGTTTTCATCGTGCTGATTCCCCATCTTCTCCCTCTCGGCCTCAACCTCCTTCTGGAGAGCGTCGATGTGGGCGAGAAGGTAACCAACATCTTCTATATAGTACACAGAAGAT